AAGCCGAGTAGTAACGGTTATATACAGTACAATGCGTAACGATTTATCTTCATTAGAAAAAGCACTCGATCGATTTGAGAAAACCGTCAATATTTCTTATGCCGGTCCGATTCCAACTTCGCTGTTGGCAAGACAGGACTTGGAACAGAGTATTGTGGTTCTATCCGATCGGCTTACGCCGTTCCGTGACCGAGTGACGAGAATTAAGGGTGAAGGTTTGGCTCACTTGTGGAACCAGAGAACGAGTTTGGGAACGACCGCGAATGGACCGCTTGGTTTGGTGAATCTATTCTACACGGATGGCAACATCCCAGTAGAAAATGATCCAAGCTATGTTCAGGTTTCAGCCGCTTACAAATACTTGGGACTTACCGGTGTAATTACTGGCCCGATGATTGCAAGTGGTAGGAGTTATATGGATATTGAGGCGGAGATTGCGGAAGCGACCTTACGTGCGGTTATTCAGTGTGAGGAATGGGCAGATTTCAAAGCACAGGCCAGCGTCAACTCGTTGGCTTACAATGGTTTTGATGCAATACTGACCACCAACGTTTATGACAATGGTGGTGCGGCGTTGAGCGCAACCGGTATTACGATCCCTGTATTTGATAAGATGATTAAGCTCATCCGTTTGCAGGGTGGTAATAAGCTTGATGGAATTTACCTTTCCTATGGTCTTCAGGCGATAGTCAACCAGATTGTTTCCGGTCAGGCCAGATACTTTGTGAATCAGGATGGTAAGGATGGTGTGTTGCGGGCTGGTGACAATGTGGTTAGCTACATGTCGCCGTTGGGCCCAGTCCCTGTGATTGGTGACTTCTTCTGCAACCCGGCTCTTCCTTACCCGATTAACTTTGCAGGTTCATCCGGTGCGACTGGTAACATAGTGTCAGATATATACTTCCTACGGCACGATGCGCAGGGGGTTGAGATGGCGGATTTGGTTCCGGTTGGTAGAACCGAGTTGGCAAAGATTGCCGACACCGTTCGGTTCTATATCAATGAGTACACCGTGCTTGCCGTAAAGGCGGAGCCATGGTGCGCAGAATTGTTAAACGTTTCGGATCCAGCCTAGGTAGATTTCTTGTGCTGGGTATGGCTCGTGTTTTTCTTCCAAGGGAACAGGAGCCATCCCGGAAGACCCGGCACAAACCAAATGATAAAAGATGCAGATAACAATAAGGAGTCGTCGTGCAGCAAGTGTCTTGTGGAATAATCAGTGGTATCCGGTAGATAAGCCCATAGACCTCAATCCAAGTGATGTACTACATATGAGCCGAAGATATCCGGTTGAGTTTTCGTTTCAGAGGGAAAGTTATAATCCGCAAACCTTTAAAAATAAAATGATTGGCTTTACGGGGGAAGCCGATACGATGTCGGGGTTTGGAAATTGCACTACCAATCTCCTACGACAATTTAAAAAGAATCAATACGATGTACGATGGGTTGGAAGGGGATTGGAGGTTCCCGATCTTTCAGATTTAACAATGAGGGAAATACCTCTTGATATTGCTATGATTTATCATGAGCAACCGAAAGGGGATTGGGTCCATTCTCCTTTTGGTATGAGAGGAGCCATTGTCCCTTTTGAAACGACGAGAATTCCACCCAGTTGGGTTCCCTCAATTAATTCCCTCGACTTCCTCATGGTGCCCTGTCACCAGAATGTACAAACGATGATTGATAGCGGGGTGACTATCCCCGTTCACGAAATACGCTGGGGGATAGATCCAGATGCTTTTCCGCTCATCGAACGTCCCGATGATGGAATATTTACGTTTGGCCAGTATGGAACACTGACAAAGAGGAAGGGAACCGATGTTCTCATCTCCGCTTTTCAGAAGGCGTTTCCTCCCAATCGATGTAAGAATGTTCGCCTATTGTTAAAGACTGCTAAGAATGTATTTTTGTTCCCGATAAATCATGACTTACGTATTGGGGTACAAAGGGGCGAGAACGATGGTGCCGAGATGATACAGCAATTTTTGTCCAAGGTCGATTGTCTGGTGTACCCGACGCGTGGGGAGGGAGCTGGGCTTCCTATCCCAGAAGCTCTTTCTACTGGTATCCCGGTCATCGCCACAAATTGGTCAGGTCCCGTTGATTATATGAATGAGAGCTGTGGATGGTTTGTCAACTATACAATGGTTGATGCGAAAGAATTTTCTGGTAAGGAGACATATAATGAACCATGCGGTCAATGGGCTAATCCCGATGAGCAACATCTTATTCAACTTATGCGATATGCTTATGAACACCAGCAGGAGTGTAAAGAGAAAGGATTATACGGTGCTCGATGGGTTCGTGAGAATATTACGTGGCCAAAGGGATTTGCGATGCTTGAAAGTATATTAAAAAAATATTTGTAAGATGGAAAGCGAATTTACCCGACGATATAAACAGCAACGAGATAAGCCCCAACAGGTCGGGGAAACTGAATTTCAAAAGTTGTATAAAAATGATAGAGGTGAAAAGGTTGGGGAAAGCGATTTTGAAAAGATACGGCGAATTAAGTTGAGGATTCGACAGTTAAAGAATAAACAGTGGTTCGATAGTTTAAGGGAAGAATCGCAATGATAAATGTTTTATGTTGCCTAAAGATCCAACCAAAGTCGAAGAATATAGGAGAAAGTTGACGGCTGCCAAGACGGGTAGAAAAAATCCGTATATAACCATGGCGAGGAAGGGTAAGAAACTTGACGATATCTATGGACCAGAAAAAGCGCAGATTATAAAAAAGAAGTTATCTTTAGCAGGTAAGGGGAAATTACATCCTTATAAAAAGCCCAGAGTATCTTCTTGGAATAAAGATAAGTTTGGGTATCATATTAATGTGTCAACCGAAAAGCGGAGGGGTGGGAAAACATGGGAAGAAATATATCCGGGAAGAGACGTTAGTGCGATGAAGCGAAAACTCGGTGCGGCGAGGGTTGATAGAATATTGAATGGAGATTTATCCTTCTCTCATGGGAGATTTGGTTCTTTTCATTCTGAGAAAAATAGAAAGCAAATTCATTATCGATCTTCATGGGAGTTAATCGAATTTAGAAAAGCAGAAAATGACATAGATTGTTATAGATATGAAGTGGAACCGTTCAGAATTCAATATTATGATTCTGAGGGAAATCTGAGATACTCGGTTCCAGATTTGTTAAAGTATTATAAGGATGGGACGAGAGAATTACGAGAAATAAAACCGCAATGGAAGATTGATACAAATTATCAAAGTACTGTTCAAAAATTGGACGCTTACGAAAAGTACGCTGCAGAGCACGATATGAGATTCCGTATTATAACGGGGAAAGATTTATTTTAGTCTATGAGCGAACTTACTTTCCGAGATTTTTATAAGCATATAGTATTTGGTAAAAAACTCAATCAACGCCAGATAGGATACGTTAGAAATCAAATAGACGCCTTACAGTTTGGGGGAAGAAGCGACACTTCCATTATACGAAGTTTACGGAGGAGAAAAGAATTGCGGGAGAAGTGGAAGGCAGAGAGGGCCTTGCAAACAGAAAGAGTTCGCCTTTCGTCTATAGAGGCAAAAGAGGATGCGAAGGAGTATGGCTACGAGAAATTCTATGTTTTGCTTGAGCCCGATGCGTGTCAGGGGTGCAGGCGTTTTGCGGGGAATGGCCGACGCATTTTCACCAAGGATGATATAGGAAGTGGCAATAATATTATAATTCCTCACCATCCTAATTGTAGGTGTCAACTTCGTTTGTATGAATAGATTTTCTATAATTTCTGGGTATTTTTCATACAATTAAAGTATAAGACTATGTCGCTTCCAATTTTACAAAGTGGGCAATTTTCACCCGGTAGCAATACCCCCAGTGGAACCCAGTTTCAATATCCAGTCGATGCTCAATATATTTCGAAGGCATCGTATATTCTAACGCCCCAAGCAAAAGGTTTAGGCATTACAGCTGCGTCTGCAGACGGTTTATATCTTTCTGGCGAATTAAACAATATTTTGCTCAGAGCTAGTTCGCAGGTAAATAGAATATGTGGGCGATATTTCAATGTCCAGAGTGTAGATGAGCAGGGATTTCGCTTTACGGTGCGCCCTTATAATCCAGAACTGGTTCACGTTAACTTGTTAAATATGCCCTACTGGCATGTTAACTCGATATGGATTCAGGTTCTGAAGTGGTTTATTCCCATAGATATTTCTTCTACGGGATATGTTATTGATGCGTACGGGTATGGATTTGTAAAAATAGTTCCCTTGCTTTCGAATGCAGGAGCCGGCACGGGTTCTCCCATCCCAGCAGAAATTATCGATAGAGCCCCTCTGGGTGTGTTGTGGATAAATTATACATTCGGGTATGGTGCACCCTTAACGGCGATTCCACTTACAGAAGTTACGTCTGGTTTGGTGTATCAAGCTCCAACGGGGTACCAGTTGTGGGCTCCTCCTCAAACGAATTATTCCCAAGTCACAAATGTGTATGTAAATGCCGTTTTACAAACTCCTGCGACGTATACGGTTTCATATCCAGATGGATTAATTACCTTTACGACAACTATCGGAGCTGGTAAAACGGTCACTGCAGATTTTACAACCTGCGAAACGATACCGCAAGATATTAGACAGGCGGTTATTTTACTGGCAAGCGATATGATTTCGCAGGGATTACAGAATCCATTATTCGCAAATGATCTCTCTATGGTCAGTTATTCGGTTTCATTTAGCGATAAGGCGCTAGAGAGTGCTACTAAGTTGTTGAAGCCATATGTCAAGAATAATTTCAAAATTATATAATGCAGAATTCTATCTTTACAGATGTGGTCAATGTGTTGAGACGTCCTGCGAGTTCGCAATCTGCTAGGGATGTTTTGGGAAACCCGACGTGGGGGAGTCCATTAAATTGGCCAGCCGTATACTCAAATACTAATGTACGAATACAATTTTCTGGAAAGGAAATGGTATTTGCAGCGACGGGAGAAATTATTCGCCCAGCAGGTGTTGTGTACTATCCTCCCAGTATTACTATTCAGCCACAGGACAGAATTGTGACGGTAAGTTGTCCGGGTTATCCTGCGGGTGTAGAGTATTTAGTGAAGTCCGTGATAGCCGCATTTGTCGGGCAAGGGTTGGTCGACCACTACGAAGCGCAGATAGCAATTCCAATTGCATAAAAATAATGAACATTCAGAAAGAAAGTTTAATAGTAGCGATGTGGCGTTTTAGACACGAACTTGAAGATGCAAAAATTTCAGAGTCGGAAAAGATTCGGTTGCTTGCCGAGTTTAAAAAGTGGTTTGAACGGAGTTTAGATTATGATTTAGCTTCCGCTCGGGTGTTAGAAAACGTCTTAGCCATTCCCAAGTCAATGACATTTAGAGAGCACTGGAAGAGCATGGGCGAAGTGAATAAATTGTTTGGGTTTAAGGACGAGGGAAAAATTGAATACAATAAATTGGTTGAGGTGGTTGATAAGGGATTTCTCGAAGGACAACATGAAAATAATATTGTTAATGGGCTCATTGTGGATTTTTCGAATCAACTGGGTGATAGAATGACAGATGCTTTTGTTGATAAGATTCGTTACTGGGTATTGCAAGAAAAGGTTAAGTTGCAAAATCAAGGAAAGATATGAGTGGAGGGCTTTCGTTTAACTATGGGAAGATAAAATCCCAACTAAATAAGATTGGCTCTACTTTTTTAACAAATCAATTACGCCCCGAAATGATGTCGAAGATGAAAAAAGTAGTAAGTATGATGTACGAGACTGCACGAACTCCCAGGCCAATGGCTAGGAATTTGCTAGGGCGGAAAGGCCCAAAGATTTCCAGTGTTGGCGCGAGGTTTGGGGTTCCCGTTCAAACGGGTAATCTGAGAAATAGTATTCAGAAGGAAATCAAAGAGAGCGGGAATAGGATTGCTGGGCGAGTATTTGTTGATATGAAGAAAGCTCCATACGCAAAGAGAGTGGAGTATGGGTTTATAGGAAAGGATTCTGCTGGAAGAATGTATCATCAATTGCCTCGACCATTTATTCGGCCTGCGTATGATAAAAATATTAAACAAATAGAAAGAATATTTAAAGAGCATGATTAATATTAATCAAAATATCATTAGTACATTGATTAACGATGCTACATTGGCTTCTTTAATGAGTACGACAGTTCCTAATTTGCAGATTAATGTTGGTGGGGTAGATATTGTAAAAGAGACTCAAGCAAGCCTGGCGTTCCCGATGATTAATTTACACGTTGTTTCGGAATCTACGAGAACGGTGCCTCTTAATGCGAAGGATACCCACATTCAACTTAGTATATGGTCTCGTGTTTCTGAATTGGAAACGGAAAATATCTACGAGAGGGTAGTAGCATTACTTAATTTTATTAATACGACCGTGAATGGGACGAAGATAGAATGGCAACGTACCAGTGGGGCGACGACGGATTTCTTTACAGATGTATCAGTATGGCAAACAACGGTTGATTTTGTGGTCTGGTCGTGGTCTACCCCATAATTTCCCTACATTTTTCCTATAATAAATGTATAAGCAGATGCAAAGGTCGTTCTAAAATTACTAGTTAAAAGAAATGGCATTTCCCGCATTTAACTCAGCAGGAACACCTACTCCCAATCGGGTTGTCTTTAATAGTGGTTATATTGATTTTGGCAATACCCGTTTGGTGAATGTAGATAATATAAAGATTGATTATAAGTATACAAGTGTGCCGATGTATGTTTTGAATTCCATCAAGATTGCAAACCTCGCGAGAAGTCAGGAGGCAGTTACCATCACGGGTGTGGTCAAAACATTCTCACCAGAAATGGAAGGATTGATGTTTGGTTCATCTACTTCATCTGGTGGCAATATCGGTTACATTGCATTGGACGGTCAACCTTCATTATTGAACCCGAATCTTACAGTATACGACCAGAATAATAATGAATATCAGTATCAGATTACTGGTGCATTATTTACGACGGATACCGTAACCTTCACGAACGAGCAGTTCTCAAGTTGGGACTTTACCCTTACCTGTATAGACATCAACCTTGTCAAGGTGAGCGGCGTTTAGTATAAAGGTCGTTTGATTACATCAATACGATGAATGAAAATAAGGATGGTCAATCTCTCATTGATTTAACGAATCCGGCATTCACGTTTAAGTTTGCCGATAGGGAGTTCCAGATTAAGAAAGCAAACATAGAACAGATACAACAGTATCTTATTCGATTGCAGGATTTATCGAAAGATACCGTGCTCTTGCCTCTTGTGAGAGATCTGAGTATTGTATCCTACTGTATCTTTTTGGTTCTCCATAAGGCAGATAAAACTGTGGCAGAGGATTTCGTCAAGGAAAATATGAGAGGGGATGTAGATCCGATTCAGGTTCTGACAACGTTGGGTTTTATGACCCCAACACAAGCAAACTTTCTACAGAGGGCGCAAAAAAAGGTAGAAGAAGTATTGACCCCCGCCAGCGATTCGCGGAAATAGTTTCGATTACCGGGTGGACATTGGAACAGATTTCGTATTTAACCGTTAAACAGTTGAATGCATTTGTAGAAGGATGGAATCTTATAGGGAAAGGTTCGTCCGTTGATGATGTGCAAAAGTTTAATGCGGATTTCGCGGGGGGTAGAAAACGCTTTGTGTTGGGTGAGGGAAAAGTAATTGAAAAACCAAAATAATGGACCCGTTGGAAGTCGGCGTTATTCTTGAATATAGTCAGATTAAATCCCAGCTGTCTTCTTTGGCAGAGGGTTTTTCCGATTTTTTAAAGGAGGCTGAAAAACAAAAGATTGACACTTCAAAGTTATTGAGTTGGGAGGGGATGAGTTCTATGAATTGGTCGCCAATCGTTTCTAAATTATTTTCTCCTGCGAATTTGATAGCATTTTTTAGCGCCATGGCAGCGACTGGGA